GACACCAAACAATTAATCCCCACCCCCAACAAAACACCAAACAAAGCTTTAACGTTACTCATCTCTACTATCCCTCTCTTCATCCCCGCTTAAAATATAACACTCGTAACATCTCAATCCACCATCATCACAATTCAAACAACCAAACTCTCTATCATTTACATAATTCATCTTCTCAGTCCTCTCTTTCTTCAGTTATTCAACACACCACATTATACACGCCAGCGCTCTTAAGTCAACTACCTATTTTCCATCCTTCATAACAATATCAATTCGTCACATCGGGTAAATGAATCGGGCGCTCATTTTATTTTGGATGGCAAAAAACCTGTTTTCATCGGGAATTTCTCGGATTTTGGTGGGGGGATATCAACGGGGGACGGGGTTGGAAGATTCATCCGGTGCCCCATAACTCTCTGAACTGAGTCACCAGCGTAACTGTAAAGAGCGCTGAAATAAAGCTTTTTTTGCAAATATTTTTGTGTTGAAAAAAAGAAGTTGACCAAGAGTGTTGGATGTCCCGCGCGAATATAAATGATTAAGTGATATTGCGAAGGGGATTTGAGTTACGGTAATTATTGTGTAGCTATTGGGTAATTAAGTTAAGTAGACGTAGTACGCGTAGTTGTGAGCGTAGTATTAGCAATTAGTTTCGTAAGTACTCGGCGCTTGCGGGACTGCGTACAGCCTCTTATACTGAACTCCTAGGTAGCGGAAAGCATCAGCGATGTGTACTGCCCAATTGTCTAATGGCTTAGCATCGAATCTTGCTTTTGTTTCATCGTATTCTCTTTGATATTCTCGCAATGCTCTTAATGCTAATGCACAATTATTTTTATCTATTCGTAATCGTGGAAACATATAACGTACTGCTTCGATACCATCTTCGAATGCAACTTTAGGAACCATTTGAAAATGCCAACCATGTTTGCGTGCTTGCATTAAACGAGATTCAGCGTGTTCCCATCCTTGGTGTTTTTGATCGATATCGTGAGGCCCAAAGTGATATCCCCATTCAAGTCCCATGCGTTGACGCACTCTTTCAGCTTCTTCAAGATAGTGCCTAAGTCCTTTACCTGTGTCGTGAAGGAGGTAGAGAATGTGAATGTATTTTCCTGTGATTTGAAATAATAATCCTGCTGTTGCATCGGTTCCCCCTAAATCCCAAATAGAATGTAATTTTAATCTGAAGTCTGGTTGAAGTGTTGTGATTCGTCCTTCACGTTCCATATCACCAATTTCACGCGTGTAGTAAGCGCCAAGGTTTCCTACTTCAAAATCTACGTAGAATTCTTGTCGAATAAGTTCATCAGACATGCCAAGATCGCGTGCGCGTTGAATATCTGCTTTAGATATAATTGGTGTGACTCCGTCATGCTTAAATGTCTGTTCAACACTGAGATGCTCTACATGATAATCAGGCAAGTCTTTAACTTGCTGATAGACTTCAAAACCATGGTTCATACCACGAGGAGTATATTGTAGGATCTCTTTACCATGATTCTGGACAATGATTGGATTTAGATATTGACGAGCCAGAGGATTATGTAAGCTAAACTCAGAGTAAATAATTGTAACGGGGTTAGACCCCATAAGGCCATCGTAATTATTAGAGCCAGCAAGTACAAGCTTAGAGCCATTAAATAAGTCAATTTCCATCCTCGCTTCATTCTTTTTTGCTACAAGACAATCAGGTATTGCATCCATAAAAGGCTTGCCATCGAAATCTAATCCCTGCCAAATTACGGATCTAGCTTGCTTGTGTAGCGGAAAGAGATATACGTGGGTGCCAATGCGCCTAAGCCCACGCAATAACCATGCCTGGAGTGAGAAGATATCCTTGCCAGCGCGACGGTGAATGACAGCACAAACATTCTTATCATCCACCATAGCCTTGAACATACGCGCTTGATGCGGATATGGATCGATGTTTGGAATTCGAATATAAATTGAATTTTATCCTTACATCGCATCGTGCTTAATCGAATGTTCTTCTTTATGTTTATGGTGAAGATGCTTTAGCGTTTCAGCTAAATGAGCGCGTTTTGCTTCAGTTGGATTTGAAGAATGCTCGGCTTTGATCAATTTCTTCTCAGGAATTTTCTCACCTTGCGGCACACCCAATTCTTTATGTAAAGCACCGGGATGCTTGATAGCATTTTTGATCCAATGATCGCTCATGAGCTATCTCCCATATTTACGCATTTCATGTTCATGTCGTGGAGCTTCTCGTTCATGGTGAGATGCTCTTTGAGCTTCCCGCTGATTAGCATAGGCGGCCGCTTCGGCTTGCGCTGGTGGGTGCCCACTATGAATCATCTCAGCGATATTCTTTGAACGTGCTTCATCACTCGCAGACTTGATTAATGGCATGACTTATTTTCCTTTTGATACTTCCTGTAATACTTTTACATTAGCTTCTTTTGGCTGTGCTTTCAATGATTCAACTTCTTTTGTTAAAGTATCAATTTTAGTATTAGCATCAGATAGTTGTTTATTAAGTAATTTATAATTTGTGCGAAGCGATAGGTTTTGCTGAATCGTTTCGCTTAACACTTCTCTACCAGCTTCAATTTCCGCCACGCGAGCATTAAGAGTTTGAATCAATTGTTGAGCTTGATTCTTTAGGTTGGCATTTTCTAATTCTGATGGATTTGGAGTCGCTTGATCTGTCATTGTTAATAGTTCCTGTATGTTGGTTGAAATAAAATAATATTATCATAATTGCTGAGAGATTAACGTACACGTCTTGCAACAATAATGCCACCAGCAGTTAATGTTGAACCACTATAAGCAATATAAGCATTCAAATAAATTGTTGTGCTACCACTTACGCTAATGGGCAATACACCTGTTTGACCATTGAAAGCTGTTCCTAATGCTGCTATTCCTATTACATTGTGTTGAGCCATTGTAGCAGCACTACTACATCCTGGAAGACTTCCTGAAGATGTACTTAAACAATAATTTACAAGTGTTTGAGTTGTGCCACCAGCAGGTGCTGTCGTTAATGTTCCCCAAACATCCCAATCGCCAGCGGTTAATACTAATGATTGAATTGCTGTGCCACTACCACTGCTAATTGAAACACCCGAAGTATAACCAGATGATAAAAGCTCCCCTACATATCCTGCCGCTGCTGATGAATTTGTGCTAACACCCTTTATTGCGACACCACTTGTTCCTTGTCCTGTTAATGTCAATGTAACATTGGTATCAGAACCAACCGCTGCTATATTTGGGCTATTTCCTGTAGTATTATTTTGTAAACTTACAAAATTAACAGCGCTCGCTACTGGAATAAATTGCGCTATTTGTACACCAAAACTTTCTCCATAAATTCCAAATTGTCCAGTTCCTTTAGATGATACTAAAAATGAAATATTTGTATCAGGGCCAGAAACTTGCGCATAAGGTGCTTGTGTGGTTGCTTGATTTGTAAATGTAAAATAATTCACAGCCGAGGCAGTTGCTGTAAAATCCAACATGGGATTTCCATTTGAATCATATAATCCAGTAGTTATATGTGGTGTAGTTAAAGCCATATTAGTAGCGGCAGAGTTAAGTTGATTGTTGGTTGTCATGAATTATCCTTAGACTTTTGTTAAGCCGGCAGAAACCGCATTCGTTAATACCCATGTAGTATTTGCAACAATGCATTCAAGATCACAGCAATCACCTGGATCCGCTGACGACCATGAACCCGCTGAGCTTGAAGATTGATTACCAAATTGTATGGTTTGACCGGTATTAGCTGTAGCTGTCCAACCACCACTTCCTGCCAATCCACGCACAGCAATCTTGCTACCAATAGGAGCAGTAGCTGGCAATGTAATCACGCAGGCAGTAGAAGCATGATTCATAACGTAACCATTATTAATAGCGGCAGCCAATGTACTAGCGGTAATAGTCGACCAAGTCACTAATACGCCTGGTACAGCCGTCCATACAGGCTCACCTGTTCCTTGTGATTGAAGGAATTGACCAGAACTACCAGCGGCAGTAAATGCCATTGCAGAAGCAGTGCAATAAACAACTGAACCTTGCACCGCTGATAAACTTGCACCACTACCACCAGAAGCCAAGGAAAATGGTTCTGGAGTGTTAATCATATTATTGGTCGCCATTTGTGCAATTCCTTATTACATGTAAGTTGGATTAGAGTTAACGCTTTCTACTGTCCATGTTGTATTAGCAACAAGGCCACGTAAATAGATGTTTGCATATTGTATATCGGAACTAATCGAACCGGCGCTCATGGTAGCTACAGAACCAAATTGAATTGTTTGTCCTGTATTTGCTACTACAGACCAACCACCTGAGCCAGAACCTAAAACAGCGATTGCATCACCAACAGCAAATGTAGCTGGCAATTCAACTTGAACTTGCGTTGAACTACGATTTGCTACTATTCCATTACCGCTAACAACGGCAATTGAAGCTGCTGTGATAGTTTGCCATGATGAAATATTTCCGCCGCCACCTGCTGGCTGAAATGACCATACACCAGAACCATTAGTTGTTAAAACATCGCCGGCAACACCATCAACTGTCGGTAGTGTTATAATGTAATTCCCTGAAAAACTTGTAGGAACTTGCAATGCAACATAATGTGTTGCCGCTGCATTGAACAATGAAAGATTTGCACCAATAGTATTAGTAATATCAAAGAAATTAAATGATCGATTTTTATTTCCAAAATTCAATGCAACCTGTGAATCTGCACCAGCAGAATAAATATATGGTCCTGTGTTAATAGCTTCATTTGTAACAGTTATATAATTAATAGCACTAGGTTGTGGACTAAATTTTAATAGAATATTTCCACTAGAATCTAAGACCTCATCAATAGTAGGAGTTGTTAATACCATATCAGTTGCAGATATACCGCTCGGCAACGTTCTAGATAATGAAGGAGCGCCTGAATTTGAAGTGACTAAGACTGAATTATTAGCTGTAGGCAATCCAACTAATGTTGTGCCATCCATATTGTACCAAGCTAATTGATTTGTTAATCCAGGTAAAATATTACCAGAACCTGCGGCGCCTGCTGTTATGGCAATAATAGCCGTGTTGTTCTGATTTTTTGCCCAAATTTGATTAGCACCTAAAATTGGCAATATCGTGTCAACAACATCAGTAATCTTAGCTGAATAATTATAACGAGGGCCAATTAATTGATTGACCAATTGAGCTTGCTGATCTACAAGCGTCAATATACCAAAATCATTGTTGAGCATGGTAGGTACGAAGTTTGTGTTCGTGTAGAGATTTTCTCTATCTGCTGGCGTCATACGTGTTATCGTAACAATGTCTCCAGCGCCTGCGCCTGTAACTAATGTCACTTGCACTTGTAATTGATCACCGATAAAAGCGACGGAATAATCTGCTGGATAAGCTAATATTTGCGTTGCGTCGTCTGGCGCATCACCAGAAGGCGTTTGATAAACAACAACATCAGACGCATAGTTCGCGGTCCAATTGGTGCCAAAAATCGTTTGATTTAATATTGCGGTTGCTTGCGTGTAGGGAAGAATATCGCCTATTACTACCTGTGTCATTGATTAGCTTCCTTCTGTTTTATAGCTGCATTACGATTCTTAGGCAACCCTAAACCTTCTAGCATTTTATTATGGATCTCACGAAATTGCCATGAATATGCTAATGGAACGAGGGTTATTAAACGTTTCATATCCTGCTGATTATAGTCACCACTTGCAGCCATACCGATCACACGTGACATATCATTAGCAATCCCACCGATGGGTCCATTGAAAACGCCCATTTCCAATCTGTTACGATAGCGTTCATTATTAACTGTATCTTGAAAGACAGAACTTGTGAGGAAATTTAGATCTTCGTATGTATCACCGAGTATGCTAAATACACCGCCATCCCTAACAGCATTACGAAACATATTGTCATCTTCTTCTAAAGGATCTTGGCCATTGACGATACGTCGTAACGGGTTTTGAGTTGCGCCTGCTGCCATCATCAGCATCGTTCCTAGTACCTTATCAAAATCAGGTCTTTGTAACAGTGGTGCTAAATATCGTGTAATTGAGGCAAATGTATATCCCTTGAATAAGAATAAGCTATTAACCAATGGATCATCCATAGCAAATGGCGCGTCAAACATTCCGCGTCGAATTGCCACATCTTTCGACGCACGCATTAATGCTTTGGACATTTGATTTGATGCTTCTAAATCTTTCCATTCCCAATAACGACTCATAAAGCCACCGAATCCATTGCCATCGCTTCCTGCTGCTTTCCATTCATCAACAAACTTTTGAGCATATTTATCAGGATCTAATCCGTATTTGAGTAAATCTTTTCGATCTTTTGGCTTCAATTTACCTTCTAAATGATCCATCATCGATTTCATTATTTTGCTTTGCATAATCATTGCGGTTGTTCGCTGTATGAAATTATCTACAGCATTAGCTCCACTTAGATTCATAGAGTAATGTGCGAGTGTTTCAAGACCATTAATGAGCTTACCTTGAACCGGCGTATATGTTTGTGCTGATCCAGCCCAATTACGTTCTGAGGTAGTCATAGATAAATGGTTATCAGCTATATGAGCATGCGCTGCATTTTCTCGAATATCTTTATTAAATGTGCCGCCAAAGCTTTTAAGCATTGGAAGCAATCCATCTCTTACGAATGGCCAAAATCCGTGATGGAATACATTAGCCATTAAGTCAGTAGACATTGTTAATGGTAAAAATCCAAGCTTTGTTGATACTGCGAACAAATTTGCAATAGCTGTCCATTCGCGGCGTCTCGCAGAATATTTAGATGAACCATTAATTTTAGCAAATGTATTATTTAAATCAGATTTAGCGTTCCCATAAGCTTTAGCTAATTTTTTGACTTCTTTATCGTATTTCTTTTTATCTTTAGTGTTTATGCTAGCTTTCATTTGTTCATGTTGATCACGCAAAGCATCGGTGATTTCATCCCAAGTACCATTGATTGTTAAACGATTAAGCATTCTTTTAACAGCATTTTGACGACCTAATGCCAATCTATAATTCATTAAGTTGATAATAGGATTTGTATGCAGAAAATTATTAGCATATAAAACTTTATCAGGAATTAATAATGTACGGCCTTTGATGGGATTCTCTCTTAAATTACCAGTCAATCTTCCCATGATCTGTCTTATCAAATCTTCTGATGTATTATTCAAGATCGTATCGTAATAGGCTTTTGCTGCTTGTTGCCTATGATGGTCTGATTCATAAACATCTCTAAATTTCAGCTTGTCATTTGGATCTTTCAATTCATAACGATTTGAATCTTTAATTTTATAATATAATGTTTTATCAATCTTGCCATTAGCCATACTATTTTCTAATTCAAGTTTTCTTGTATCTAATTTATCTTGAATCTCTTTTAACTTTTTTTCTTCTTTAGCAATTTTAGCAGATAAATCACCTTTTGATTCAACGTGTTTTTTAGCTGTTTTTGATGTTTTAGATTTATTTAAAGATGTTGCACTTTTATTAATCTTTGATTTTAAGTCAGCTATAACTTTCTTTTGAGAATTTAGATCACGCTCTAAATCTTTATTGTATTTTAATATCTCATTTATACGGTCAGATTCACTTGCAGATACTGCATTCAAATTATCAGCTAGATGATGCAATTCTGGATTGTCACGTATTTCATCATGCAAACTATTCTTTCTAGCCTGAATACTGCGTTGCATATTTTCAAGTCTATCAGAGGAAGCTTTTATTGCCTCATCTGGGGCCTCGCTTTTGGCTAATTCTTCATGAGCTTGTTTCGCTAATTTATATTGATTCTCGGAATTATTGATAGGATCTAAATAAGATCTAATTTTACTATCTTGATCTGATAATTCTTTTGATATTGTTTCAATCCATGCCTGTTCATTGGTTTCCATGAATGGAACATTATATGCGCGATGCGCATATTGATCGGATGTTTTAGGTGATATGATTTGATCTGAATACCCATGCAATCTTAAATATTCTTGGAATACTGGATCTCGATGTGATCGAATCATCTCTACTGCTGAATTCACTGAGTTATGAGGATGTGGCTCATTAGAAATTAATGCACCTGTTACTTCACGCCCAAACTCTTCTTTAGATATCCAATCTTCGTCCGTCTTTTCTTTGATTTTAGAAGTGATATTAGCTTTTGTTTTAGATCCGATTACATCTGAATTAAACTTAATGCCATTACGTTCTAAAAATAAACCATTATATAGATCGAATAATTTACGATTATCTGCGCGAATAATATTAAGATCTGTTTCTACTTTATCAGGCGAAGCAACACCACGTTCAATCCCTTGCGTTTCAAAACCATGCTCTGCGACATGATCTAGAACTGCTCTCACTATAGGGAATTTAGATGTTGCCATTCGGACGATAGGACTAACGATACCACCGGCTTTAGCGCCAGCAACGCCTGCCATAGTACCTAATTTGTCGCCGATATAGGGAATTGAATACAAACTATTTTTAGATATGGATGCATCAAGATATGCTTGCGCTGCATCGACCTTCGCAGCACCTACACCTGCATCCATAGGCACGGCTTTCCATCCAGTACGTTCACCCTTATCATTTAAGATAGGCTGTGGCTCTATGCCATCGGACATCATCTTAACAATGCCTTTAGCATTGAATATTTTCATGCGTTCTGCGATATCAATTCCACCTGCGCCGACGCCCATCAGCGATGTTCCAAGTACTGTATCGGCGAACGTATCTAAGGCAAAGTCTCTAAGATTACCGCCAATATTCGTAGATTGAATTGCAGCATTATGAGCGGCTGAACCTATCGCAATGCCAGGATAAGCGCGCGCAGCATTTTGAATGAATGTTTCAGATAGGCGGCTGAATTTCATACTCGCTGCTATTGGAATCCATGATTCAGGCGAACCTAATGTTCCCCCTAAGAAACCGCCTGCAGCATGGGCTATCATTCCACCATTTGCTATACTTTCATCATTCTCTTGTTTTGAAAGAATATAATCACGTCTTTTCTGTTGATCTTTAGGGCCGGTCGCATTAAGGATATAATAAGCATTTCTAGGATCAACGCCGATCAATGCATCTTTATTCTGATATGGATTCCAGTTAGGTTGAACATAATCATCTAGTGGATTCATCTGATCGTATAGACGATTTCCAAAATCCTGGATATTAGCAATCGTACTAGCTTGCCCGAAAGATTTACCTGCTTCTTTAAAAAATCCATAATCTTCAGGACGCCTAATCTCTCCCGCATTAGGATATGGTTCGTTAAAGATATTGTAATTTTCTCCACCAGTGTTTGCTTGAACTGGGATTTGTGTTTCTGAATTTCCTTCATCGTATTGTGGATTATCTGCCATAATAATCCCTGTTTATCTTAGCTGTGATTGATCTTATTTTAGGAATATTCGGCTTATAATGAACGACGTTTGTTGAATGTGGATTTTGTGCATTAAGTGGTTTGTAACCATTATCTGTAGCGAGAACAACATCCCATGCGCCTGAAAATGATTGTCCCGGAGTGCTAAGATTGACTAACCATGGATTTGCTTTCACAATTAAATTATTGGTCTCTCTAACACCATTCTTCCATATCTTATGTATAACAATTGGTGATCCATTAGTATAGTCACGCATAAAATCATTATTATGAGCATTTTGCATTTGTAATGGTTTATTACGTTTGCTCTGCATTTCCTGTGCTTTTTGTAAAGAAGGGCGAGCTTCAATCTCCCAATAAAATGGACTTTGCCCTTTATCGAATTGCTCTTTAATGGGTGCTAATTGATTACTGACTTGTTCAATAATATCATCTTGAATCGTGCCAGTTGCGGCATATGGTTTAGTTGTTGCGTTACTAAATGCCTTCTCATTTAATTTCGGAAATTGCATAAATGATTTATTATCATCGGGATTTGTAGGAGTATTTACGAAATTCTCAATTGGGAATAATGAAGTCTCCTTTTTACCATTAACATTAGTCACGCCATAATGTTGTTTAATATCTTGCGCAAGCATTTTTTTGGCTGATTCTTCATCGCCATGCGTAATAACAAAATATGATTGCATCAATGATCTGGCTTGTTGAACAAAGCCAATTGGATCTGTCAAATTTGAAGTATCAATATCAGTGAGTTTTGAATAATAATTCAATTCTCCACCACTCACTTGTTTGATTTGCTTTTCTTTATTAGTCCATTTTTCATTAATGACACTTAGATCTTCATTGCTAATATTTTGAATTGAATCATATGCAAGCTTACCAGCTTCTACGGGATCGTGAGAGCGTCTCAAAGATTCATAAGCATTTACCATAGCTCTTGATTTTGGTGATAATCCTTCGAGATTTCCTCCCTTTTCAGATTCATACATATAATTAATTTGTCTGCCAACTGATTCTAGATCGGTTGGATTACTGCTATTAGCTTTTGCATTTAGTCCGTTAATAAATTTAGGCACTGGCCCCGGAAATGAAGCTGCGACCTGAGCTTCTGCTTGATCTGGTGTAACTGGTGCGAGTTCTGGATATTTGTTATTTTTTACTGTTACCTGAACTTGTTTATCAAATGCCTCATTCTTAGCATCAGTTGATGATTGCCCATATAATTCATGGTTATTTAAATTGTTAATAATGGAATTTGCCTGTACATCTTTGGAACTTACAGCGCTAAGTTTTTTGAAATAATCTAATTGTGCTGTTTCAAAATTTGATTCAGATAGATTTTCTTTTAAGTCTTGGAGTTCTGCGCCAGTAATATCACCTGGTTTAGTTAATAAATCTTCTCTGAATTTTGTTAGGCGTAATTGCTCATCTTGCGATCTAAGATTATTGAGCATCTGTGCATGCTGCATGACATTTTGAACGACAGGTTGATAATCCGTATCGCTCAAATCTGACGGTTTTTTATCTGCAAGCCCTCTTAGAAATTCAACTTCTTTATGCTGAGCATGAGCATCTTCATATTGTTTCGAATATTTACCCGATAGCATCGATTGGCGAGCTGCATCGATATTAAGCTTGGCTGACGCCGGCGTAATGATATGGGAGGCAACGAGCGCATTGTTCGACCTCACAACGGCGTCGAATGCGTTTTGAGCTGCATCTGTCTTACCGGCCATCATAAGCGAATGGGAATTTTCGGCGCCGACCTGGCTAGCATACGTATTATTGCTTCGCATATCTTCGCGCTGTTCGCCGATCATTTTCAAGGTCGCACTTTCAGCTAGGCTGGCTTGGGAATTGCCATATTGAGATTCTAAAGCCGGCTTGATCTCAGTTGGGGCATTAGCAAAAATGTTTTGTAAGCCTACTGATATTTGCTTATTTGTGGATGCAATTAATCCAGGTGATAGTCTTGGCGATTTAGCCATCTGGATATTGGCGTCAGTGATTAGCTTATTTGCTTGTAAGCCAAGTGTACTATGCGCTTGTGCGTTATAGCTCTCAGCAAAGACTTTATCGGCATCTGTGATTTGAAAAACGTCGCCACTTGGATTCTTACCAGCTTGATTGCCGAGTTGTATAGATAAAGCGTTTGAGGCTGCTGTCGCGACTTTAGATCCAACGGCTGACATCCAATTTGTTGACGATCCATAATTCTCTACAGCTGACTGATAGTCAGGCCCCGAGCTTGGCTGAATTTTCTCATGACGTTGATATGCGGCCGGTAATTGTTGCCCCTCGGGGATTTGTTGGACGTTATGAGAAAAATCTAAATCGGCCATTAGCTGCCCCCTAATTGAGTCAAGCCAAATTGCTTAGCCAGACCCCCAATTGGAATTCGACCGAATGTTCTTTGAGCAAAACCTTTCCACAGATTTGCATTGGCGCTTTCTTCATTGAGCTTCGATATTAAGCCCCCACCACGAATTGTATTCTCTCGATAAAGCTGATTTAGTTTGCGAGTTTGTTGATCGCTATTGAAACTGCCAATATCTTCATTAATTAACAATGCTGCATTACCTTGACCTGGGTTAGTTCCACGTGCAGCAAAGACAGCTAATTGAGTACCCATGGTTTGTCTGAGTTGCTTTAGGGCTTCGACGCTCGCATCTTCTGTTTCTAATCTCGTCTGTTCAATTTCAGATTCTATGCTGGCTTGATTCAATCTGGCGCCATAACGACCAAAAGCTTCTTGCTGTCTGGTGCCGAGATAATCAACAACCATCCCTGATGCTTGCATCGCTAACATAAATGCTAATGGCATAATAATTTCCTTTATATTTCTACTGAATAGAATACACCGAGTAATTCAATACTGAATGGATCATTGTGTTCTATTGTATATGTCGGAGCATTAAAATCATCCCATCCCCCTAAAACGCTCATTTCAAATATACCTCGAGCTGGAAATGGTGGTTCTCCAATATGCGATAAATCGAATGGTTCTAATGCAATAGGCACACCATTAATTGTACCACCGATGGTATTGTTAAACATAAATCTAATGGTACGTACATGTTTTGGTTTTGTTAAAGTCGTATTTTTAGCTGATGGGCCATTCGCCATTGATAATGGCATTGGTTGAATAACAGTATCAATAGGAAATCCTATATACGCTTGACTGACATTAACTGTTTCGCCATGGGCTTCAAACACTACCTCATCACTAATACCTATTGCTTCAAATCCATATCCATCACCAACCATTTTCACATCTTGGGCATTGAATAATGATCCTGTCGAAATTGTATCCGTTGGCGATCCATTATAATAAACAGCACAATCGAGATATGTTTCTTGTGTAAGTTCTTCCAGCGTGAAAATTGTTTCAAGAGGCCATAAAACAACATCGCTTGATGTGCCAGCACTAGTAAATGAAACTGCATTGACGCCAGCGATTGCGTCATTCTGGTCCAAATAAACATAGAAATTATTATTATCTTTTGCAATGGCCCAATAGTAAGTATCTACAGCGATTGCGGGGGTGCTAGCAGGTAATGTGCCAGTCGTAGTGAATGTGATTGCCGTTGGATCTGTAGTGCTTAAATTGGAACTTGTAGCGGTTAAATATGAGGCTGTCGTAGGAGTCGCCGCTGTATATCCAGTTATTGCTATAGGCGCCGCCGCTGCTGCTATTTGTCTTTGCACCACAAACCATGCACGACCATCAGCACTGCTTGCGCTCTGCAAGAAACTGGCGTTGCCATAGGATTGGCTCATGCTTTGAATAGTGAAACCAGCCACGTTCTGGGATATTAGTGTTTGAAAAACAGCCATTGTTCCATTTGCATTAATGATGAAAACATATCTACTTCCCGCTCTATGCAAATCAGCGAATGGCGTTTCATCTACAGGATCATTGATTGTCTGTTCGCTAATGACGGATACAATATCTGATGTATAGGCATTATTAATACCATCCCATAACATTTGATGGGCGTCGTTACCTGATAAAACTAAAACTTGGTTATCAATAGCCTGTGGCTCTAGAACGTCTGCAGGTGTTGAATCTTGTAACTGTAGAGTGAAATTGCTAGGTGTGATTGCTGCAATTTCTGAAAGAGGGCTTGAATAAATACCAGTATTGGTATGAACCGTGATACTGCGATATGGAACTATAAATCTAATGAAATTCACATTATTAGATGTTGGATACCAACTAATTGCATCGTCATCGTCGGTCGTCAAATCACCGAAATCTGAATAGTCATTAATCACACTCGCATAGAATCCGTTTGGCAAACTGGCAGTATTGGCAAATAGTGCTCGACTTTGGTAACTCGAGCAAATCTGCGGCCATCCTCTTGCATTACTCCATGCTGGTTCTGCAAGTAATACCAAACTACCTTGTATTGCATCTGTTGAATCAAATGGTTCTTGAATTGAAACCGTAAAATTCGTAGCGCTAGAAACCGCTGTAATTCTTGATGTGCCACCACCCCCAATAAATGCGCCGCCGATGTATGATGAATTCAAAGGAGCATATCCGCTTCCACTTACATTCACACCGACTGCTGTACCCATGGTAGCTGTAGGAGTAAAAGTTAGTGCATCATATGATGTAGATAGTCCATTAAAATCATAAATAGGTAAGTTCTTGAATTTGGTAGCTGCAAATGTCCAGGTATTAAATGGGGTCAATACTGCGGTGCTGCCATCATCAGTAAATGTAAATGGATCAATATTAAATTTAGCATTATAAGCTGTGCTATAGACTGATACGGCTGTCGCAGAGCTTGCATTTAAAAAATACGTGACTCCAGCGATCATTGTCGGCGTTGATGTGGGAATCGTTCCGCTTGTGAATTGAAATGGCAATACTTGACCGACTGTAAATGAAGCGCCAGACATTACCAATGTGTTTGATGTATAGCCTGTCACCGTTTCATTCGTACTTGCGCCGCGCGTCAAATCGAAAGGTGTGTTTGATACGCCCGGGTAACATACACGAAATGTGCGATCTAAAACTGTCGTACTCATATTGTAAACTTGTGGGTCGACCAATGTCGTTGAAACATTAGCTACAAATATCCCTTCAAGATAAATATCAATATTCGTATTGTAAAATACGAGTTGATAGACGCATTCATTCACATATTGAAAGGTTTGAAAATATAATCCTTGAGGATTTGTAAAATTCAGGATGCTTTGAAATAGTGTTCCGAATCTTTTACCAACGGCGCCGGTCGGATAGGTTAAAACATTCTGAGCTATTTTGAGACCGTTACTATATTGCTCGGTTGTGGCGCGAGAATACATATAAGGCGATAATTCACCTTTAGTAAAATTGTCTTGTGACCATAGTTCATATGCCATTTATTCCTAACCTCAGCCAATAGCAGGACCAATGACACCTGATATATTTCGTTTGGTAAGCATTGGAATTTCCCATTGGACCCATTGTGGACGGTTTTGGGAATCCGCAGCCGCTGCAATAGCCCATTGGATATTTTTTTGCGTTATAACTTGAGCATAATAATCTGGTTTTTGAGCGCTAGCCAGACACAAGAATGCAGCAATTTCATAAATAAAATAATTGACGAAGGTTGCTGTCAATTGAGCAACATCTGGCAAATATGCATATTCCATATAAACAGGCGTCATCGTTCCCCAGTTACACCATATCTGGCTATTAGAATATATCTCATAGACATAATTCTGAGGAATAATTCTAATATTCTTCAGATAGCCAGGTGGGAGCAAATAGATGTTTTGGAAACCTGTTTGAATCGGTGGAATTTCTGTCGACAATGTCAATTGTTGAATCTGAACTGAAAAGCGCCAATTGCCTGTCCCCAATATACTTGGCAGAAGGATATCAAAAGCTTGCTCTGCTGATATCACTAAATCATCGGCATTATCGAGTGTCTGAATAGGCTTATGACCAAGGATCTGCACAGCGAGGCTTATGATTGACGTTTTTGTGTATGCCATCTATTACACCTTAAAAACGCCGCTATTGCTAACGGCGTGTTTATTTTTACATTATGAGTTTTGTGCAAATAATGGAATGTAGTAAGCCGTTCCATTAACTGTGATATGTAATACTTTGCTTGCATTACATCCACTTGCATAACCTGCACTACCACTACTTGTACCAGCTGCAACGAAGTATGATGCTCCATAGGCGCCTGAGTTATCATCTAACTCTAATAAGTTTGTAGCAGGTCCATACATATAAAATTGTGCATTTAAGACGTTTGCTGTCGTATTCGTAAACGCAAAGCCTCTTGCGCCACTCATATCTGTAGCTGTGCCACCAGTTGCACCCCAATCGCCCCATACTGTCGCTAATTGACCAGCATTAATTACCGCAGGATGACTAAGATCGAATTGAGCAAATACCGCTGCAGTCCATTCAGAACCAGACAATGTTCCTGTTGGTATTACTTTGCCTTGTACACCATAGACAAAGCCACCTGATGCACCTACGAGGTCAACTTCACCGCGCACACCTACGATATTACCTGAGGTCATGACAGTGTCAGTGTTACTCATCACGCCTTTCAATGCGCGAACCGTGCCGGGGGTCGCTGAAGCTGTCGTTTCAGTAAACGCAAATCCTGAACCACTACCCACTAATGGATTTGCAAGTTTTGGCCCAGTCACAGCACCATTGACTATATTTGCAGTTCCAATAGAGGTCGTTAAGCCAGTGCTTTCTACCGTGACAGAGCTAGAACTTACAGCGGTAACTTGTACGGCAAAACTTGCATCCGTACCGAAACCCATGATCCAGTCACCAACTGATAAACTTACATATTCTGCAAGGAAATAATTAGCGGCGACAATCGTTGCTACTGCATCATTTGGAGAACCATACATAAAAATATTTGGTGCGTTTTCAACCGTAGATGAACCACCGAAAGGTACAACCGATAACTGACCTTGATTTAAGGACGATGATATGCACGCCCAGTTTGCATTAGTATAAGCCATGATTAATATACTCCAATAAATTAATAAATTTTACGCTGCTTCGTCACAGTTGATTTGGATGATACCAAGGTTATCAATTGTGATTGCGCCAGCACTGAAAATACCGTTAATTAACCATGAAGTTTCGCGTGGTAAATAGTTAATCTCAGTTCGGAAATCATGACCGATACCCATACCGGTAGATTGTTTATGCCAGAAGAATGTTTCACGAATATTGCTTGATGCAAATGGTAATCCGCCTTCTTGCATATTAGGGATAACAATCAGGTTAACACCTAAGTAATCACGTACAAACCCTTTATCTAATACTCTGTTTTGAGTATAGAAGGTTGATACGAACTGATCGGCTTGTAACAAGCTTTGGAAATTGCTTGCAGACATTGCAGCAAATCGTTCTGGTAATGGTACGGCGTTGTTATCGAAGAATTGAATGGCTTGTGTATATTTCGAATAGGTCATATTCGTACCGCCATCAACAATCGTAGAACCAGGGCTTGCAGCTAATGAGTTAATGATAATCTGATCTGATCGACGGCCAAGAGCATTTGCTACGATCATGGCATTTTCCATTTTCGCATCAAAGTTGACTGTTAATTCTTGAACGCTATCAACTGCGGTTGGCGCAGTATATTTTTGCATGATAGCTTGATATTGGCTGTAGCCTGGATCTTGAATAACAACTGCTTGTAAGTAGCCAGTTGGTACGGCTTGAATTTGGTTTACCTTTCGGAAGGATACCGTTGCACCAATAACATCTCTACGTACACGCACCGTGTCGCGTAATAAGAAACCTAATGATTGGTATTGTGCTTTAACAAGTGCATCGAATTCTATCTGTTGGACCGCTGTTAATGAAGTAGACATGGCTTTAGCCCCTAAATTATTAATCAAATAAATACTTTTTGACTTAACAATGCTTAGGGCTTTCTACTTCTAGGATTGTCTTGTTTCCAAGGTCCATGTAGGAAGTTGTCCTTCCATATCTTACTTGTCAGGATAAAATATGGACTGACTACAATTATAACAGGTTATGAACCTACTTTGTCAACAAATCCTGGTGTATTTTTTGCAGCCACTTCAAGACGCGCCGTGATATCTTTTCGATATTTGACGTCTGTCTTATATTTTTCGAAGTTGTCAGCGAGTTCCATTTTTAAATCGGCGAGTGTTGCAGCACTATGGATTGCGCCATCATTGCCATTTGGGATTTGGGGTGTATTTGACATCATTCTTCCTCTCAGTTCTTCTAATGCTTTGATTGATTCGGCACTGCGTAAATTGCCAGTTAATGCTTTATATGAGTCACTAGATAAATTAGCTTTCGCCCAATTATCCAATGTCGTCAATCGTTCTGAGGCATTATCGCCGAGTTTCTTGATTTCTTCATTCTCATCCAAACTAAATTCATCCATGTACTTATCCACGGATTCCAGCATCTTATCGATGAAAACTTGCGGTATACGTTTGTCTTTAGCGATCTGCTTCAATTCTTGGAATGGCACATAGTCTGGATCAAGATATTTTGATTTAGTAAAATCATAATCCTCTGGTGCAGTACTAAGTTTCTTTTCAAGTTCCGCAAAACTTTTCGCGAGATCTGCAACCGTTTCAAACTTTTCATTTAGCCATTCAGGTCTTGGTCCTGATCCTGGAATACCTTCATCTAAGTACCAACTTGGTGTTTCGAGTGTTGGAGTTTCGATATTCGTTTCAGACATTATTTAGCTCCGGCTTGTATTCTTTGTTTATGAGATTGAACATGATTCATAATCATACGATAAGCATCTCTAAAACCCTCTTGCCAAATTACATCAACTTGATAAGTAGGATTTCCTTTAGTAACCTGCGATCCAATCAAAAATCTATTGGTTGCAAATTTCAAGAATTCTCTACCCATTTCTGTTGCTTCAAATACTTCATAACAAAGTTTATCAAAGGCTACAACTAGGGGATCATTTTTAAGCTTATCAATATTCTTATTATAAGCCTCAAAATAATTTTCAGGCTCTAATAAAGGATTAACTTCGTTTTCTTCCATTCATACCTCATTCAGGTTGTATTATTGGGGTTTGGCTAGGGTTTTCTGGTTGCTGCGGGGTTTCAGCTTGTGAATTTGCAAGCTGTTGAGCATTATGTTGATCTTGAATTTGTTGGCCAATCTGGGCTACTTGTTTAGGTTTATTCAAGAATCGAGGATCAACTTGCATCATCTCAGATAACATATAGGGTGTTGTCTTAGGATTTATATATAACTGTGTTGCTTGTGGTCCCATGATGCCCTGCATTAGCTGTGCCCATTGAGTAAATCTTTCTACATCTGCTCTGCCTTTGGCTAACGCTAATGGTGATTTGTATTTGAATATAATTGGCAAGCCACCAATTTTAGGGTATGGCAATTTACCCATGTTATTTAGAATATAGGCGAAACGTTTAATGACTGGCCATAGGAATTCTTGCTGCATACGCGAGAACAATGGGCCAATCTTCTCAGCCAATGTTGATTGTTTAAGAGATAATTCATATGCCGTTTGAGGTTGAACACTTCTTGAATCTTGTGGCTGTTCTGCGAACAACAAGGCTTTAATCTGCATGCGCAAATCAGCCATCGTCATTTGAGCAAAGTTGGGGTCGGAACTATTCGGCAATGGTATGAGCGGCACCTGTCCCTGGGAACCGATGGGGGCAATTGGGATGATAGTGAAAGGCTCAAGACGAAAAGTATGTGGATTAAATACCGCATCGCTGAACCCCATATAAGGTCGGAAGGTATTCAAGTTAGCCGAGGCCAATTCAACTCTAGCCATTTCATTAAGACTGATGATTGAGGGTAATGCTTCCATTACTGGACCACGACCCCATGTTTCATTATTCGTCTTCTGGAACCGCCATACAATGCCAGGGTTTGATTCTAGCCATTGAGTATATAATACCTCATTATCAGCCCAGACAGCATAAAGGTATTTCTTTGGTTGATTAGAGAAGTAAGCGACGCCTTCATAAACATTTCGAATAACGGCATCTGGATCACCTGCCATTAACATTCGAAGATTGTCCGTAATCATTATGCCAGGCCATCTAAGATGTAATTCGCAGATCTTCAGATTCTGCCAGGTTCTAAACCATGATTCGATATTGCCATTCACCGCTTCTTCGATCGCAAGTTTATCCATTGGGATACTAGTACAAAGAAATGGTTGATCATCAGTATGTTGATTGATCACTAAAGCTGATGTGCCAATTGCCAAATCAAAGTAACATTCATTGATAACAACATCAAAATTTGATGCATGTATATAAGTAAATAATCGCCTCATGTAAGCATCTAGAACAAGCTGGGCCGCCTCTAGGATTGCCATATTATTTTCATCGTCTGGATCATCAACAATCGTATCATCTACCTCAAGGAAACCCCATTGGACCTGTGGAGGTGTCATTGTGTCATGAAGTTTCGAAACGAAAGTTTTAACGCCTTCAACCGCTGTCGTATCATAGACGCGCGTATTTTGAATAGTTCCCTGGAATTCTTTACCTGGCAAATAATAACGGTTACGGAATGGCACTGCATAAAAGAATGACGCCTGCATTATAGGAATCCATAGATCTGCTACATACTTCGCCGCGTTATAACGTTTCCGCAATATCTCTAACAACGAACCGCCTGGCATTGCAGCAGGTGGCATCCCTTGGGTTGTATCCATGTATTAACCACCTAGTTTTAATGACATATCAGGCTGAGTGCTTTGTTGTGAACCTAGCAAACCACCACCGGCGCCGCGATAACTACCGCGCAATGCTCGTATCTGCTTTTCTTCAACTCGACGTTTCTCGACTTTTTCTTCACCCTGTTTACGTGCTAGTTCTTCTCTAGTCAGTGCTGTTTGATCTTGGTAAGCTTTGATCTGAGCATTCATTGCAGCTTGTGCATCTTGCTCTTGTCGTCGACTTCCAGCAGGATCAATAAAACCACCAGTCGCAGTCTTGATTACACTATCTCTTGCATGTGTCCACCAACTCATGATGAAACCTCCATTTAAATCCATATGTGAACGTATATCGTTTTTTCTGCAAACTCATCGACTGTAATTACTCGGTCGACATAAACAATTCTCCAAGGAATCCTAATCTTTTTGCGCAATTCCTTTATTTGTGCTTGAATTGTGGCCATTAGTATTCTCATTCATTGTTGCTAAATCAGATTTTAACTGATCTATTTCTTTTTGTAACGCAAAGACTTGGTGAGTATTTAACCCAACGTTAATTGCTTCCATTAATTGTTTCACTTCGGCTGCGGTGAAATCACCTTCACTGGCTTGCTTTAGTAATTGACTGTAATGCTTCTCAGGGGAATCGTCAGGATTGAGATGTAATCTAATTCGTGAATTCTTCGAAATTCCAAATCGTGACCAGCCTATTAACTTCCAATATTCAAATGCATTACTAATGGTACCCATAGGTATATACTGATTGCTTATCTCTCTACCTTGCTGTTCCCATGCTTCACGGCTATACATTTTGCAAAATGAATATAGATCACTAAAAACTTCATAATCTCTAATCCATCGAAAGAATGTAGTTTCACTTAGCACAGCTTCAACACAGAATGCACTCATCGTTCCTCGATTAGGATCTGTCATCACTTCAACTAACATATCAAGATGAATCTCTGGATCATACTTGGTTTTACCTTTCTTGAATTGAGCGAGAATTTTTTCTTTATTAATACTCATATCGTATTGCATCCTTTTTAAATTGATCTAATAATAAACCATTTATAAGGATTTTAAAATGACGTTGAAAGTTCAGCAACTGCGAGACTTAATTATTAAACCAACTTTGATTGATTCAGTAATGTACAGCGAGGATGCAGAAGAATTACTAGTATTTACTTGCGCGGTTGAATCGGATGGTGGAACCTATCTCAAACAAGTTAATGGGCCAGCACTCGGTATCTATCAAATGGAACCGAATACATATAACGATATCTGGCACAATTACATCATACCAAAGAATAGTCTCTTCATGGTCCTACTATCAAACTTCAACGTAATCTCAATGCCAGAAGAAGATAGATTGATCTACGATCTCCGCTATGCCACATTAATGGCAAGGATCCATTACGTAAGAGTACTAGAGAAACTTCCACAGGCTTCAGACACCTTGGCAATCTGGCAGTACTATAAGAAATACTATAACACTCCCAATGGCGCCGCAACTCGTGATGAATCAATCGAGAAGTATCGTAAATTTCTTATGTCGTAATCTCAGGATAATTATTTAATAAAACTGACATAGCAATATTGTGAAAACAAACTCGGCACATTAATCGTGTGACTCTTTTGATATTCGATTCTGATAACTGCATCCATTCAATTGGAATATAATCATGGGGTCCACGATTCTTTCCGCATAACTCAATAGCTTCTCTTTTTCTGCGCGCTTCAATTTCATCTTGTGCTGGATTCAAACTCATTCAATTTATTCTCCGCTACCTAGGAGTTCAGTATAAGAGGCTGTACGCAGTCCCGCAAGCGCCGAGTACTTACGAAACTAATTGCTAATACTACGCTCACAACTACGCGTACTACGTCTACTTAACTTAATTACC